CTAGGCCCATGGGGTCCTCAAGGCGGAATGGGTGGACGACCCCCAGCCGGACCTCCGGGTCTTCGTAGAATGGTACAATACTAATGGCTTGGGGCGGTGGTTACAGCGGTGATGTATCCGAAATTGAAGCTGCACTTGACGATGCTGAAATGGATGCTATGGCTGAAGCTGAAATGGCTGAAGAAGCTGAAATGAATGCAGGTGGTGGCCTTCTTGATGCAAATTTTCAATCTGACTTTGCAACCCCCGGTGGGGGTGGCTGGTCTAGCCAAGGATTATTAGATCAAGCTAGGATAGATGCACAAGAAACAGCTGCTGGTCTTGACATTGTAAACCAAGAGGGTAGACTTGATAGGTGGGGTAATGCAATAGACAGATTCTTTGGAATGCCGCAAGATGTCATTTCCCAGATAGATACTTTTACTGAGATTGATCCGACAACCGGGAATGTTCATCATAGTGATGGACGCATTACTGATGGAACAACTGGTCAGACTATACAAGAACCAACTAGGGACTGGAAAGAGCCTTGGTATATGAATAGGCCAAATCAGGACAGGGTTAATCGAGAAGAAGATCGGGATGATTCAGCATCTATCTATGCCTGTGAAGCAGTAGGTGGCACATGGGATGGCGGTGCTTGTGTAATGCCTAAAAAAGATGAAGATGATGACGATGACAATGGTGATATTGACTATGGTAAGTTTGGAAAACCTGATCCATTTGCCAGTATAAATAGAAAGAGGAGAATGTTCTATCATCCAATGTTAGAGGCTACCGCTTATTCTGGAGAAAGACCAGATTATATAGATGAGAATATATGGGATTATAATCCACCACAGCTAAGAAACTGGGCTGGTGGTTTAAGAAAATGGGCGAGTGGAGAATAAATTATGGCTCAAGCAACAGCAACATCGCAACAAGGCCCGTGGAAACCACAGCAAGATTATATAAAATATGGTTGGGGTGCAGCTAAGAATCTATTTGATGTAGGGATGCCCGGTTACTACCCCGGTGCTACAGTAGCTGGTTTTGATCCAACACAAACTGCGGCTCAACAGCAAAGTTTACAGTATTTAATGGGACCACGAACCTCAGGAATGCAAGCTGGTGCTGAAGGCCAACTTGCTGGTACTTACGGACTTGCTAATAGATTAGGTGCTATGGGGCCACAGTGGGGTTTGCAGGGCGCTCAAGCTATTGAGCCGTCAGCTAACCAAGCTATGCAGTACGGGCAATCTTTATCAGGCCCAATGTCTCAATCAGGTTATGGTGGTTTAACACCATTTGACCAAGGCCAGTATTCTGATCTCCTAGCTGGTACTCTAAAAACTGGGGCTGGTACTCCTTATCAAGCAATGACTGATGCTTTGACCCAAGGTGTTCAGAAGAATCTAGGTGAAAATATCTTACCCGGTATCCGATCTGGTATGATGAGGTCAGGTCAGATGGGTGGTGGTAGTAGAGGTGATCTGGTGCAGAATAGGGCTATCTCAGACGCTGTTACCCAAGGACTTACACAACCATTAGCGCAGATGTATGGACAAGCTTATAATCAAGCGCAAGGTATGAGAATGCCAGCAGCGCAGATGGGTATTGGTCAGCAGCAGTATGGTATGGGCTATGGTATGCAGGGAGGTGGTTTGAGGCTATCTGGTGGTCAGTTAGCCCAACAAGGACTTGGTACTGGGGTAAGTGCTGGACAACTTGGCCTCAGTGCATTAGGTAGGTATCCTTCTGTTATGAATGCACCTCTAAGTACCTATGGCGCAATAAATGCTGTAGGTGGAGCAAGACGAAACATGACGCAAGCACTGATAGATGCTGATCGCGGTAGGTACGAGTATGAATCTATGTCCCCTTATCAGAACCTTGACAGGTATCAAGGTGCTACTTCAGGTAGTTGGGGTGGGCAAGGTTCCGCATCATATCCTAAACAATCCAAGTGGCCCAGCATTATCGGTGGGATAGCTGGCCTTGGTTCCAAACTCTTTTTCTAGGAGATTACTATGGTATGGGCAACAGCAGGAAGTACAGGACTTAGTTTTCTACCTAAAGTAGCGAAAGGTTTACTTGGGTGGGGATCACTTGGAGCCACTGGAATATGGGCAGGTAAAGATTGGTTGGCAGAACAGGCACAAAAATACCCCGGTTTACTAGGTATAAATCCTGTGCTTACTTTAGGTACTGCACTTAAAGCTGGAGAACATAAGTTTGGAGCTTCCCAGCGTAAGGCGGATACACTTGCTGAAAT